ACTATGACAGCTACATCTGGAAACTTAGTTCTTCCAGATCCATTGTCAGCACGTCCAGGTAGCCTATTTGGTTACCCACTAGTTATCTCATACGGTGCAGCAACATCAGCAGCTGCTTCAGCAGCTCCATCAGGCGATCCACTACTTATCGTAGGTAATCGCAACATGATGATCAACGGTGTTCGTTCAACAATAGAATCTGCAATCTCTCGTGATGCAGACTTTTCAAAAGATGGAGTTTTGCTAAAGACTCGTGTTCGTCGTGGTTTCGCTGTTGCAGCGGCTGAGGCATTCGCAATCATACGCAAGACTGCATCATAAGGGGGGAATAGATAATGCCAAGTAAACTATACGGTAACTTTCTAATAAAAGCCCTTAACAAAGAAGTAGATTTCGATACAGATACCATCAAGGTAGCTTTATTAACTTCTTCTTACACACCAGATCAAGATGCACATGATTACTTAAACGATGTTTCGGCATACGAAGTATCAGGTACTGGTTATACAGCAGGTGGAAACACTCTGGCATCAAAGACTGTAACATATGATTCCGCTAATAACGTAATCGTATTAGATGCAGCAGATACTACTTGGGCATCATCAACAATTACTGCACGTTATGCAGTTGTTTATGATTCAACAGGTACTGCTTCAACATCAGCATTGATTGGTTATGTGGACTTCGGTTCAGATCAATCTTCAACAAATGGTAACTTCACAATTACATGGGATAGCACAGGTATTGTGCGTATCACTGTAGCTTAAGGTTACATATGGACATAAGAGTAGAAGCGGGACCACTAACAGCAGCCGCTGTAATAGTGGAGTCAAAACAATTTGTAGAGAACATTATTGACATAGTCATTAGTTCTCCAGTTGTCTCTCGCTTCTCTCTTATTCCAGTTATTTCAGTAGGCGGAACAAGCATTTCAAGCATTACCCCAGAAACTAACTTGTTAGGAGTAAGGGCTGCGGCTTAACGCCAGCAGCCTATTTTTATGTCATTATATTCAGTAGTTCAAGGCGAAACAGACTTAGTTCTTACATCTAATTTAGATAGTTCTGCAACTGAAGTTTACTTTAAATCTGGTATTACTGGAACTGCCACCCTTACTGGCTCAGTAACTCAATCAAGCGAATCATTAACTGGAAGTAATTCTTATTCATTTGATGGCAATGACCAAGTAAGATACACAGCCTCATCTGGTCTTGGCTCTACTGACGACATAGGATTAGAGGTTGTATTTAAAAAAACAGGTAGCGTAGCTTCTGGCGGAGAAACAATAGTTAGACGTAGAGGCAACAGCGTTCAAGGCGATGGAGCTAGAATAACATTAAACGCTGATGGAACAATTCAAGCTTTTATATCTACTTTTGTTGGTGGAACTACTAGAACTATACAAGTAACAACATCAGGAACTTATAATGATGGAAAATTTCACCATGTTGTATTATTGTGGAGAGACAACCATTATTTTAGATTATATATAGACGGAACACTTGCTGGAACAGCTAGCGGAAGTATTGGTAATATTGGAAGTGGTGATGCTTTTATATTAGGAGCAATGCAATCACAATCTGGTAGTCAAGCATACTCTCAATATTTTGATGGATTAATAGACTTTGTTGCATTATATAATGCTGCTCCAGCCAACAGTGGAGGAGCAGATACATTTGTTGCAAACCACGTAGCAGAATTTGCAAATAAAGTAATAAGTGTTGATAAAATGGATGCAACAAATGCAATATTTGTACAGCCTACAGTTATACTAACTAGAGCTGTTAATTATTCAGCAGATCCATCAACTTCTTCAGCATTATTTGCAGAAGCCGCAGTTTCTAACTTTAACTTTCAAACTTCATTAGAAAACTATATGGCTAATACGGCCACACCAGAACAATGGTATAAATTTGATGCATACCCATTTGTAAACTCTGGAAGCGGTGGACTAGCAACATTTTCAGATATTGGAACTCTTACAAGAAAAGTAGGAGAAGGACCAGATAAAGGATCATCATTAGAATTAGCAGCAAACTTTACAAATGGATATTTATACACAAATACCTCAACAGTATTTTCAACAGAAGTAAGCGATTCAAACTTTACTCTTGGAACATGGTTTAAATTTGGATCAGACTTAACCACTAACCTTAAATACATAATGAGTATGTCAGCAAGCGCTTCAGAAAAACTTTATATAAGAACAATTGATAAAAAGATTAGATTTGGTTTAATAACATCATCTGCAACATATGAACATACTACAACAGCAGCAACATATAATGACAATGCATGGCACTTTGGTGCTATTCGTTGGGATGGAACAAACCTATATTTCTATCTAGATGGAACTGAAGTTTATACAACAACTACCTCTGGAACAATTACTGGAATAAATAACCTAGTATTTGGTGGTGCAGGAAATTCTGGAGATACATACAAGTGGCAATTAGCCCATCCATTTATTGGAACATATTCAGGCATAGATCATACAAAGCTTTCTGCAATTTGGAATGCTGGAACTAGAGTTCTTCAAGGTGGAGCAGGATTTGTAGAACCAAAGATTACAAATAACAATGCCTATAATGATTATATAGAAACATTAACACCAGTCTTAGATCTTAGATTTGATGGAACTGGTGCCCCAGTAAACTATTCAACAAGTACAACAGTTGCATATACAGTTGAAGTAGTTGGAAGCAGCTACTCAACTGGTGTATCTACAAAAAATACTAGAGGATATAACTTTGCAAATAAAAATACTGGTATAACTGGATCATTTAATCACTCTACATCTGGATTTAGCGATAATACAAAGTCTGTATCCGTCTATGCAAAAATGGCAGCTGCAACTGGATCAGATGTACAGTCATACTACACAGATGCTCAATTTGGTAGCAACCCAGGTATATCTATTACAGCAACTGCTGGTGGACCAACATTTGCTGTTACACCAACACTTAGCTCTGCTAACTGGAAAGCAATTTATGCAGGAACTGGATATTATGATGGCAAATACCATTTATTTACAGCTGTAAGAAATGGAACTAATTTAAAATTTTATGTAGATGGTAAATCAGTTGGAACAAATACCATTACTGGATATTCACAATCAGATATTAGTTCATATGCAATTGGCGGATATGAAACAGTTTACTTTGGAACATCCGCTGCAACAGTAGACAAGAATATTGATGAAGTACAAGTATTTGATTATGCATTAAGCGATGCTCAAGTATTTGAAATGTGGCAAAAGATTGGCATAGATCCAATGAATGCAACAACTGCTACATTTGCAACTCCAGTCGGAGTAGCTGGATTTGGTCCAACAATTAATCCAGGAGTAATGTATGTATCTGCATTATTGGCAGATCCTACACAGCAAGACACTGTGGCTCCTACAATTCTTCCTGTAACAGCATTTGCAACAATAGCACATCCTAACTTTGCTGTAACTTCAACTGTAAATATAACAGCAGATCCAGCAACAGCTTCTGGCGTGTTCCATATGCCTCAATTTAATATTGGAGAAAACAACTCTGTAGATCATATGAATGGATCTGCAACATTTGTACATCCACAGGTATTAATTCCAGGAGTCTGGAATGCAAGTCCAATGATTGCTACAAATGCAACATTTGTAAATCCAGCATTTGCCAGTACAAAAGGCGGATTAGTATTAGCTCAACCTATGGTAGCTTCAACAGCAATGGTTCTACCACCAGCATATAAGAACTTATTTGATGATAAATGGTATGACACCCTTTATAGCCAACATTCACAAAAACACAATTTTACAACTGCAAACGGTGGAAAGGGTGAAGCAATTCTTAAATTATTTGATGATGTAACCTCATCTGTTTCATTGTCTACACCATTGGCAAATAGAAAAGTAACAAACAATTTAACAACTACAATTACAACAGACGGAACAGTATTAGATGAGACTAGTCCAACAATGAATGTTGTTGGAGACTTTAATCCTTCTACTAATACACCAATTATTTCAACTGGATACTTTGATTCTTATGAGCGTAAGGCAGTAAGATTTAATAATATTACAACTGGGTACGAAGGTTCAGAATATATAAATACATCATTTAGCTTAGAATTATCTATTAAAACAACTAAAGCAGATCAAATTATTGCATATGGAAGAACTCGTTCATTCCTTTATTCTCAAGCAACCGCTACAACATTTGGATTATCTGATGGTAAATTATTCTTAAAAGCAACAAATGCAATTGGACCAGCCCCACTTTCTCATTATAAAGAAACTACAACTGGAACTTCAATAATTGGAAATAAAAGAATTGATGATGGTCAATGGCATCATATTGTAATTCAATCTGGATGGGATGACCAGCGTGTCCAACTCTGGATTGATGGAGATTTAGACATACAGAAAATTGGCACAATAACATTGGATGGCCCAAGCTTCTTAGGATTTAACTCACAAATTTCTACATATGCATCTGATTTCCAGACTTCAGCCTGGTCATATGATTCACATAGATTTATATTAGACAATGAAATTGATGATCACAGATACAAGTACATTAAGTATGAACCAGTAAAGGCAGCGCCTATGACTGCTTCTGCAACATCTGGAGATCATTTAGCAGCAGGAAACCGTGCAAGAGCATTGATGCTTTACTGGTGGCCAACAGATACTATGCAGGGTGCACCATTTCCAGCAATATACGACACAGCTAACTTTGATCCAGATGGAGGAACAGGATTCCCTACATTTGATGAATCATTAAGTACAGCAGACTTTATTAAAGCAGGTCCTCAACAATATTATGGCTGGGATATATTCCCAGTAGATATTACTGGACTCTATGTTTCTGATCTTGTTAAGCCAGAAGCTTACGGTGGATCTCAAAATATTAAAGTCGGTGCTAAATCAGCATTTAGAACTGGAGAAAACTATCCTCTTAATAACCAGTATCTATACAACTCACAAGGTTCATTTAAAGATCCCGTAACAGATGCTCGTAGATATATTGATGTTGTTAATGATATTGATCTACGTAATTTTGATGCTATATTCTTCAGAAACTTCCCAGACGAAGCTGTTGAAAGAGATGAATTTACAACTAATCAGGTAGTTGACTCATACTTTGGTTCAAAAGAAGCTGGCCTATATGAAGCATTCTTAAAATCATTAAGAGCCGCTGTTGATACTGGAGTTTCTTTATACGTAACTAATTATCAACTTGCCCTTGATTTAGGAATTGTTGATCGTGTTGAGACTGTACCAGACATGAATGATTTAGTTGGACTAGACTCAGATCCTTATTCACCAACAATTGTTCCAACAAATGCATCATTATTGGAAATAAGAAATGGAGCAAGATGGTTCGATTCTTATAAGAATAATAAACTTAGAGTTGTTAATGAATTAGAAGGCTTTACAACTGAACCTTCATTTATATATACAGACTATACTTATTATGAAAACTCTGATGAGAATGACTTTGGTGGTGCAAATCGACCATTCTATAAATATTTATATCGCCCAGATGGATTAAAAGTTGGTGATGAATTTATTATTGCAAATGATAAGCGTGGAGGAAGTAGAACTTTCTATGCAACTCCATTTGCTAACGTAAAGGCTGGGACAGTTATTACAGCATTTGCCAATAATGTCCGTCGTCGCCTTGATTTAATAGAAAATCCATATAAGAATTATGCAACTACAATTGTTGTTCAACCAGGAGATGTTCTAAAGGGAACACAATGCGGTGGAAAAATAGTTGTTAACTTTACAGAAAATATCAATAGAGCCTTTGATTATGGCGATGTAGATCTAACAACAGATTACTGGATTAATGTTGCTTATAATGATGGATTTATTAATGAAGCAACTAAAAATACATATTTAGCAGCAGCATATAACCTTGACAGAAAGCTTGCAAATGGATCATTAACACAACAAGAATATAATAAGCAAGCGTTTTGGTCTTCAAACGGAATGAATATTGTTTCAAGTGCAACAGTTATTGATGATCCAACTGCCTCTACTCCAAAATCTGGATTGGGTGAGGGTGAAAGAGAAAATATTGTAACCAAGACTAGAAAAAGTGGAACTTCATATACAGCTAGAGTATACACTCAGTCACAATGGTTCTCATTTGCATACTCTTACCTATATCCAAGAATGGGAATTAAGCTTCCAAACATTCTTACTCGTGGATTCTGGTGGTTATCTAATAGAGAATCATATGACGGAATTGTACAGAGACCAATAGTTGCTACCGCAGCCGCATTATTGCCAATGCCAACAATTATTGGACAAAAGGATCGTACAGTAAATGCAGCATCTATGGTTTCATCTGCTACAATTATTCAATCAGTAGGAACTGGAGCAGCATCTACAAATTATGCTCCGCTTCCAATGACTGCTACGGCAGTAATGAATGATTATGTAACAAGATATCTTGCTACACCAATGACAGCATCAGCAATACTAAGAACAAACAATAGAATATTCACAACAGCAGTTGATGAAGTAGTAGTATATGTCTATCACACAGACCCAATACTATATCTAAGAGAGGATGTAATAAAATGATTAGTCAATATTGGCTAGACCAAATACCTGCCCGTCCACTATCAATACAGGTTAATAGCCAGGATGGTCTTGAATACGACCTCTCTGGATACACAACCATTAAGGTAGTATTACTGGGCAGTAACAATGAAGAAATAAGCACAACAGGTGCAACAATAGATATTTCCAATGCAAATATTGGAAAGATACTATTCCGTTGGCCTACAGATCGTTCCCTATTTGAATACGCTGGAGACTATGTTCTTCAATTAGATTTAACTGGGACTGGAAAAAGAGACTTTACAAGTACTCACACATTAAGAGTGCGTGAATTAGGGAGGACTAGATAATGTTTAGCACAGTAAATAGCGTTAAAGAATATACAGGCTATGATGTAGCCCTTGATTTAATTAAACGTGCTCAAGCAATTGTTGAGATTTATATTGGACGGGATGAAATTGATATCGTTGATCCAGCAGATCTTCTATTGTTAGATAAGATAACTTCATACCAAACAGTATACATGATTGATAATGAAGATATAGTCTACAAGCAAATAGGCGTTATAAGCCAAGGAGGGCAGTCTACAGCCTCTGTTGCATTTGATGCTAGACTAAGTGCACCTTGGATGGCTCCATTGGCTGTAATAGCCTCTAATGGCCTTACATGGAAGCGTTCTAAAAGCTTCAGAACTGGAAGAATATTCCAGCTACCAGCAAGAATAGACTGGAAGAGATACTAAAATGAAATTAAACATCACTAAAAACTATTTCTATTTAGCTGACTATTATTCATATACTTTAATTACTTCAGCTGATGGAACGGTTACAACAAAACAATATGTAATTGTTCCAGCACAAGTATCTCTTTCTTTGTCAGTTAATTTATTTGGTGAATTAATAATAGATAGTTTATATAAATTACAAATTGATGGTTATTTAAAAAATATACTAGATCGAAATGGTGAAGAAATTTATATAAATGGAACTTGGCGTATAGGTCAAACAGCACCAATTTTAAATGCTTTAGGATATAAAGAAGGATATAGATATAGAGCATATTTAGTTGATGGACAAATTTAATGCCAGATAAAGTTGTATCAGCTGTAGCTGCATCATTTGGAGCAACAGCATTAATATCAACATTATTTAAAGATTATAATGGCTGGAATGAAGGTCAAAAGGCAATTATAAATAATACTAATCTTGATTATGATGTATCAATTAATGTGACTAATGGAACTATAACTAAAACATATTCAGTTGAAAATAATTATTGGAGCATAGACTGTCCACATGAAGAAGCATTTGGAGATTTATTTGAAGAAGCAATATATGCTGCAAAATCTATAATAGATAGAAATTGGAATAGAACTATTCTTAAAACTGAAAATTTTAGTGATGGTTTTATTGGTTTAATGATATGAATGCTCCAGAAGTAATAAGCTTAATAGTTACTATCCTTGCTCTTTTGGCGGGGTTAGAACTAAGAGTAAGGTCTCTAGTTAAAACCTATCTAATAGAACTTGTCCCCAATTCAGGCTCATCAATCAAAGATCAGATAAATAAACTTGAAAGCAGACAGACTGAGATATTAGAGTATATAAGATCTAAATAGCATTTGACATATTATATATAATATACTAGAATATAGCTATTCCTATAGAAAGGGGATAGCATGGACTACATGTCCTATATCAGAGCAATTCGCTCTGCAGATCTAACAACAGTTCAAAAGATATTAGCCATAATGATAGCATCTCATTATGATTTTACCAAGGGCGATCCAGCATTTCCAAGTAATAGATTATTAGCTAAAGAAACTGGATTAGCTGTATCTACCATAGTAAAAGCTAAACAGGTATTAGCCCAGAAAGCATACCTATGCTACCAGATGCGATGGGACAACTCCTGTATGTATACCCCCATGATTCCTAGTATTACAGAGTATGCTACCAAAGAGAAACTAAATACACATATAAATACACAGTTAAATAAACAATTAAATACACAAGAAATACAATCAAATTCTAACGAATTTGATAATTCTATTAACCTAATAACTACTGGAGATATTGTTGATGTATCTTCAGAAACAATTGCTTCTGGGTCAGCACTAAGAAAAGAACTGACCCCCGCCGAAATTGATGAGTTACTATCATGGTAAACCAATTAATTCTATGGTGTCACGGCTGCGATGATATGAGGATAATACTAAACACAGAAGATCCAATCTGTAATAAATGCGAAGGCAAATTAAACAGAGTGGGATGGATGGAATCTCATGAGGCCTAAATGCTTATGCGGTAACCTTGCAGAACAAAAAGGTTCTGATTTATATGGGAATACACGATACAGATCTAGATGCACAAGTTGTAGAAAGACTGGTCAGAAATACAAAAAAGATCATTGTGAGAAATGTGGCTTTATAGCTGAAGACTCAGTACAATTGGATGTAGATCATATAGATGGCAATCCAAGTAATAATGATTTATTAAACTTACAAACATTATGTGCAAATTGCCATAGACTTAAATCAAAAATAAATAACGATTGGAAAAAATAATGAAGAAATGTAGTCAGTGTTTAACAGAGAAATCATTTACAGAATACAATACAAGTAACGCAAAATCTAGCGGAGGCTTTCAGAACTACTGTAAGGACTGCGGGAAGGCCTATTACAAGGCCTACAATGCCTCTAGGAAGGCAGCAAAGCAATCAGTAGTCCTTGACTCTAAGACATGCAGAGAATGTGGTCTTAAAAAGCCTATTAGCCAATTTGGGGTAAAGCGTAATCTTCCTGACAAACATAATATTTATTGCAAAGATTGTAATAGAGAGATGAGTTATGCTTCAAGGAGAAAGAATGGGTAAAACACATAGACCTAGAAACTATAAATCTACATATGATGAGACTGGCAAGGTAGGTAAAGAAAACTTTGCTATTAAAGCATTTTGGCGGGAAAACAAAATGGAAGATGTTATTAAATTAAGTGAACAAGAGGTAGATGTCAAGATAGAAGAAGCTTTAGCTAAATATGCCAAGATCCAATTATCAGATAATCATAATTGGTGGTATCCAGATATAGGCGGAAGAACTCTTTCAGAATCTAGACATAATAAAAAAACTTGACAACTAATAACTCTAATTATATACTTATTACCTTATCTATCCTATAGGTAAGATGCGTTGACATATCTACATCACCCGCTATCCCCTTTATATAACGGGTGGAATAAGGCTCCAGTTGGTTACCTCCGCTGGAGCTTTATTCTTTTATTAGGTATAATTACTACATAGTGATAGGATGCATCAACTAGTGGATTTCAGGGATTTTGTGTCAGAAGACAAGCAGGCAGAGTATAAGCTATATCCTTACGCAAAGGATGTTCATTATAGGCCTGATGGACTCATTTCTATGACATTAGAGATATATGATGATAATCAGACTCATGAATTTAAATTTGGCTTTATGTGCAGTGATCAATTAAAGCGGTTTTTAGATAGAACTATAGGAGATGAAAATGAAGAAAAAGACTAAGTCAGAAAAGAAGATTTCAAAGGTATTAAAAGAATATAAAGAAGGCACCCTACATTCAGGCAAAAAGGGTCCAGTCGTCAAATCCAAGAAGCAGGCTATTGCTATTGCCCTAAGCGAGGCGGGCAAGACCAAGAAAAAGCGTAAAAAGAAGAAATAAGGCGGAATGACTCAAAAGCCCAAGAGTAGAATAGTAATAGATACCAATAGCCACGGTATACGAAGAGAAACTAATCTAGATAGTCTATATAAAGAATCCCAGAAGAAGAAAGCAAAAGCTAATAAACCATATAGACCATATAGGAAAAAAGATAAAGATGAGTAAATATATCAGCAATATACGTACATATTTTAATATATATATAAAGAGCCTCAGAAACATGTGCGTCGTAATCAAATTTGGGGCCATATCTCAATATATGAGACGCTCAGATGTCCAATATATGAGACAAAGGAGAATATAATGCCATATCCAACATATGATGAAGAAATGATTACTAGTTTTATTACACATGCCCAAGAAATGGGCATTGGGCCTGCTATGAGGTATTTGGGGTATCCTAAGTCATATCATACTGCCAAGAAGTTCTTTGTGGAACGGAATATAGATACTCCTACAGCTAATAGCCTATCAGTCATGGCTAAGAACCTAGACATATTCTATACAGATAAAGAGAAGATACTGGCGGCACAGGCAGTAATAGATAGATCAGTAGAAGCCTTATACCAAGATACCCTTACATCAGATGATATCAATAAGCTATCTAATTCCCTACATAAAGCCATACAAACTATTAATCTAATTGAAGGTAAATCTACTAATATATCAGAGAATAGATCTAAAGATGGCTCAGATCTAGCAATCATAGATATGCTTAATGAAGCCAAGATGAGAAATGAATCTATTAAACATTCATTAGACCACCTGAAAGAAAAAACAAATTAAAAAAAAAAAATTCGTTACTATAAAAGAATATGTAGAGTATAAATGAATAGTATATCAAAACTGTTTAATGGCATAGATCCTAAGCTATTTACTATATCTGAGGGTAGACGAGAATTAACCAAATATGATCCAATGTTATTTGCTTTGCTATATTTGCCACATCATCTAAAAAATTCTAATGATGAACTTACTCTTTCAGAATTTCACTGGGATTTAGCAGAATATGGCAAGACATGGATAAATAAACCTACCGCCCCAAAACAAAATAGAGATGCATTTATTGCACCTAGAGAATGTGGAAAGTCTACTTGGATATTTTTAATACTACCTATGTGGGCTGCCGCTCATGGACATATTAAATTCGTAGCTGCCTTTTCAGATGCTGCAAGCCAGGCTGAGACGCACTTATTAACCTTTAAGAATGAATTGGAGACAAATGAATATCTCAAAGCAGATTACCCAGAACTATGCTCACCTAAAGTTGTCGGAAGCACTGGGCGTTCCCTTGCAGCAAATGCTTGGCGTATTATTCAAGCAAATGATTTTATATTCGACGCTAACGGTATTGATACTAACTCGCTTGGTAAGAAAGTCTTTGGTCAACGCCCTGACCTCATTATTCTAGATGATATAGAAAAGGGTGAAAAGAATTACTCTGAATATCAGGCTGGACAACAAAGGCGTACAGTATTTGATGATATTGCCCCTATGAATATCTATGCCCGTATGATTATTGTGGGAACCACCACTATGCCTAACTCTATGATGGATGAGTTCAGAAAGTTTGCTGAAGGAAATAGAGAACAGGCTTTAGAATGGATTACAGACCAGAATGTAGATGTACACTACTATCCAGCCATTATGACCTCAGATGATGGCTCAGAACGCTCTGTATGGCCTGAGAAGTGGTCTATAGAGTGGTTACAATCACAAAGACACCTAAGAGACTTTGCAAAGAACTATATGAACAAGCCAGTTAACCTTGACGGTAATTTCTGGACATATGAAGATATTATTATTGAAGATGTAGAAGATTTTGGAAATACAATCATTTCTATTGACCCAGCGGTAACTAAAAATAAGATTTCTGACTTTACGGGGATAGCCGTACTGAGCAGAGGTGAAGATGGCAATATATATGTAAGAGATGCTTTTCAGCTGAAAGTATCTCCTTCAGAGCTATCTGAACGTGTAGCAAGCCTTGTAGACATTTATGACCCTGGTGTTATCTATGTTGAAACAAACCAAGGTGGTGATCTATGGAAGGATGTCTTCAAAGATATTCCTGTAAAATATAGATCAATAAAGCAATCTGTTTCTAAACAAGTTAGAGCAGGTAAGGCTTTAAATTACTATCAGCAGGGAAAAATCAGACACACCGCACATTTCCCAGCTTTAGAAGAACAGATGTGGTCTTTCCCAAAGGTTAGCCATGATGATGTTCTTGATGCGGTAGTGTCAGGGATTCTTTACTTCTTGGATAATAAAGCACCAAAGGTATTGGCCAGACAACTTAATTACATAAGGAGATAACATGACAGATATTCAAAAGGCCATTGACGCTATTATTCAGCGTCGTGAAGCCTATAAGCAAGCAGAAGCATACTATGAGGGATTAAATCCTGAAATCTTTGCTGATCAACGCTGGTTTAGATTATTTAGAAACGAAAAAAGCACATTCCGCTTTAACTTCAGCAAAACAGTAGTAGATGCAGTTTTAAACCGTTTGGAAGTTGCACAAGTTGAAACAACAACACCAGAGGGTGATAATTACATCAATTCTATCTGGGAACAAACAGATTTAAAGCTAGACATGAATGAAATTCATAAGAATGCATTAGTTTATGGTGATTCATATGCAATTGTATGGCCAGATATGGCTGGAACATTAGCAATTGATTACAACTCACCAATGAATACTGCAGTTATTTATGATGAAGAGAACCCTAGAATTAAGTCATATGCAGCTAAATTATGGCAGATTACAGACTCTACAGATCGTAAAGTTATTAAATTAAACATGTATTATGCTGATCGTATTGAAAAGTATGAAGCATTAGGTGATTTAGACTTTATTAATGGAGTTCCAAACCTAACTTTAATTGAAACTGTAGTAAATCCATGGGATCAGATTCCAGTATTTCATTTTCGCACACATAAGCCAATTGGAAGACCAGAACATGCAGATGCATTTGGTCCACAAGATGCAATTAATAAATTAATCAGTACACACATGTATACTGTTGATTATCAAGGTGCTCCACAACGTTATGCGTTAGCAAACGGTGGAAATGCGGCTGAGATGGATGATTTCTCAGAGGATGACACAGCTAGAGAAAATATTGGATCATTACAAAATGGTCCAGGACAATTATGGTACCTACAAGGTGTATCATCAGTTGGACAATTTCCAGCAGCAGATCCTTCAACATTTACAAATCCTGTAAATGAATTCGTAGCTGACATGGCTGCAATTACATCAACACCAGTACATTATTTCTCAAGCACACAATATTTACCATCAGGTCAAGCATTGCGTGTAGCAGAAGCTCCATTATTCAAGAAAGTTCTAAATCGTCAATTGTCATTTGGTTCAGCTTGGAGAGATCTATTTAAGTTTATGCTTAGAATAGAAGGAATTACTGCAGATATAGATATTGACTGGGTATCACCAGAATCTATCGATTCTCTTGATCAATGGGATATCGCTGTCCGTAAAAAGTCAGTTGGTATGCCATTACAACAAATTTTGCTAGAACTTGGATATGATCCAGAGATAGCACAATTAATTGAGGATGCTTCAACGCCACAACAGCAAGTTGGGCTTCCAGGCATCAGCATGAATACAAACAACATGGCTCTGCAACAGGCAGCAGCTGAACAAAACAACACACAAGGAGAATAACAATGGAAGAACAGATCGAAGTAGAAGGTACATCTACCGAAATTCGTGATCCACAGGCCGTACTTTCAGCCTTGGAAAAGGCGAAGGCAGAAGCCAAAAGAACTCGTCTTGAAAAGGAAGAGCTAGAAGTAAGGTTAACAGAGTTAATAAATAAAACAAGTTTGACTCAGGCTAGATTAATGGATGAGAAAATTCTTAAAAATCTATCTAGCCTAGGTATTCCAAATGGTTCTAAGTTGATGAAGTATATTAAACTAGACCAATTGCAATTAACAGATGACTTTGAGGTTGCTGGATTACAGGATCAAATTGATACCTTAAAAACAGATTTCCCAGAGTTATTTGATCCAAAAATAATTGTAGGTGGCAAGGCAGACTCAGCAATGTCTAAACCAATAGATGTTACTGTTTCAGTTAGCGATTTACAAGCAAAATCAATACTATTTAAGTAGTATTGTAAAGTAATATAATGTATAATGGTCTTATGCAACTCCGAATGGACATTTGGATTGCGATTAATATATTCGGACGATTATATGTTCAAAATTCAAATACATAACTAAAAGGAGAAATAACATGGCCGCAGGTCGCACAGATCTTACCGAAGCTAATGGTTATATTCCAGAAGAAATGGGTTCAGTTGCTATTCAAGCAACAATCGCTAATTCTGTAGTAGAAGCATATGCTCGTCGTGAGAACATGTCATCTCGTACAAAAGGCGTTCCACGCTTCGTATCAGATGCACCAGTAGTAGTCGCAGAAGGCGTAGACATTCCAAATTCAGATACAACTCTGGATGAGGTAGTTCTTACAGCTAAGAAATATGCACAGATTTTCAATATCTCAGAGGAAGACGTAAATGATTCCCTAGTAGATACACTTAATACTTACAAGAGAGAGTGGGCATCACTCTGGGCTCGTAAGTATGACAATGCATGCCTTGGAGTAACAGCAGTAGGCGATGGAGACGACGGACAACCGTTCAACTCTGTTTACTACGCAGTTTCACAATATGCATCAGGAGCAAACATTACTTCAACAGCAGGAGCTTTAACTTTTGCACAACTTTCAGCTGCTTTAGCTAAGGCAGAAGAATCAAAGTATTTTGATGCTGCTAATACAGTATTCATTGTTCACCCAAAGATGCTTGGACATATTCGTACTATGACAGCTACATCTGGAAACTTAGTTCTTCCAGATCCATTGTCAGCACGTCCAGGTAGCCTATTTGGTTACCCACTAGTTATCTCATACGGTGCAGCAACATCAGCAGCTGCTTCAGCA